AAAAAGAATTTGAACACAGATTTTATGTAAACAAAAAGGAACACAAAGTTGTAGCAAGTACACCAAAACCTTATCAGCGCTTTACAATCAACAACTATGAAGATTATACAGAAGCACTATACAATTGTCACTCTGAAATGTTTTGGGGTGTTCCTGATGATGTAGAAATTGCAGAAGATTTTGATTTTAATTTATATTTTGATCATCATAATTCGTATGACAGAAATATAAATCATGTTTTTTTAAATGGAGAAAACTACGACGGAGTTGTGTTATTCAGTAAAAATGTTTTGGTAAGTGAAAAAGAAATCGAACATAGATTTTTAATTAAAAAGAAAGAATGGGATATTGTAGCAAGTAATCCAAAACCATACCCGATATACACAGTAAATGATTATACAGATTATCTAAATGCTAAAAAAGATTGCAACTATGATATGTTTTGGATGGTAAATGACAGTTTCTTACCAGTAGCAGATTTTGATTGGAACTTTAATATTACACATCACAATCAATATGAACGTAAGATTAACCATGTTTGGAAAAACGGTGATTTTTTTGACGGTATTGCCCTTACAAGTACAAAATTAAATATCAGTCAACGTGAAATTGACTATAGATTTTTTGTAACTAAAAAAGAATATCCAGAGGTAGGCAGTAATCCAAAGCCTTACGATATTGTTTTTATTAGCAATGGTGAACCGAATGCAGATGATAATTTCGATATTTTATCAGAAAAATTTCCAAGAACTAAACGTGTAATGGATATTAAAGGCATTCATGCAGCACATAAACGTGCTGCTGAATTAGTAGAAACAGATATGTTTTGGGTAGTAGATGGCGATGCAGAAATTATTGATGGATTTGATTTTGATTACTATGTTCCTGCATACGATATCGACGGCAAAGAAACTGTACATGTATGGAGAAGTTTGAATCCTGTAAATGGTCTTGTGTACGGATATGGAGGTGTAAAATTATTACCTACACAATTAACAAGAAACTTAGATGAATCAACTACTGATATGACAACAAGTATCAGTGATAAATTTAAAGGTATCGAAGAAATGAGTAACACCAGTGCATTTAACACTGACTCATTTAGTGCTTGGCGTAGCGGATTCAGAGAATGTGCTAAATTAGCAAGTCGCACTATTGCTAGACAAAAAGATGAAGAAACAGAATTTAGATTAGATGCATGGTGTACACGAGGAGCAGACAAACCATTTGGTAAAGCAGCAATTGCTGGTGCTAAAGCCGGTAAAGAGTTTGGAGAACTTAACAAAGATAACATTGAAGAACTATCAAAAATCAATGACTTTGAATGGTTGAAAGAAGAATTTAAGAAATTATATCAATAAGTTTAGTTATAGTTTTTAACTTCTCTTGATTGGCTTTGTTTCGCAATGTGTTTTGTAATCCGTTGTGTAGTGGCTTTGGCCATGAATTAAAATTTACCCATGCATATCCATCATGCTCTTCATTTAGATTTGGAATAAATTCTTCACTAACTACACAAAAGTATGTGTGAAAATTAAAATGTTCATCTGTACTAACAAAAGTTTCTAATGGAATTGTTTTGTTTATTTCTGGCAAGAATCCAAGTTCTTCTTTTATTTCACGTTGTAAGCCTTGCCAAGGAGATTCTTTATCTTCATTGGTACCGCCTACTAGCCCCCAAAGATTTTTTGCTTTGCTTTGTGTTCTGTGTAAAAACAAAAAACGTTTGGTTTTGAGTGCATAAAAAAGTGCGCCACTGCAAATTATTTTGTTCATAAAAATAATTATCTTAAAGTGTTATTGTCCAAGTTCCTCGTGGATAATAACCGTCAACTGCTAGTTGCCAATAATAATTATTCCAATAGTATTGCTGACCGTTTGTAACATTAGTAACATAAGTTGTATCATTTTCTACACTACCGTCCCAAATTATGTTCCACTTTGATCCATCCCATTCTACAATATCATTTGCATCTGCAACAAAGTCACTGTTGTCTGCATTCTTCCATGCTTCTGCACCATCTTCGTTGAGATTTAAGACATACTTTACTTCGTCGCCTGCATCATAAGGTGTTCCTAGTGTTATAACAAATTTGTCATCAACGTTTGCTCCAGTAGCGGCAACACGTAATCCATTGACATATACATCAAAACTTGTTACAGTTTCGTCTCCAATTCTGTCTCCTAATGAACTTTTTGCAATTGTGTAGTCGATATCTGTGTTTATTTTATTACTACTGTATGTTGCAGTAAATGTTCTATCTACACGGAAGCCCAATGGACCTAGCAACAATATTCTTGTACCTACTGATTTAACACTACTTGGATTAAATTCTATAGGATTAACAATATAATTTATTGTGCCGTCAGTTTTTGTTGGACCTTCGATAAGTGTGTTGGTTGGTAATGTGTCTGTATCCCAATCAATATCTATAAAAGTAGGATCGCCATTTCTAACAACAAATGTCCCTACTATTTCGCTGGGTAATTCTGTTCTGCGTATTCTAAGCTGACTTATGCCTGGTTGATACTTTGCAGGTAATTCTGCTTCTAAAATATTTAACCAAGTAATTTCGCCAATTCTCAGTTTTCCGTTTAGTGCTAATTGTCCAGTTTCTTCTTGCACAATTAAATCAAAATTTCTGTAACTAGTTACAACTGGATTCAAATTATCTAAACGACCGTTAGGACCTATGCCTGTTATACTGTTGTTATTAACTATAGTACCATCCGGCAATACAGTAGTCCCACTACTTGCTCCTAAATCGCCATCTGTCGGAGGATTGAATCCGTCTAATGTTAAAGTTCCAGCATCTTGATTGAAAATACTTGTGATAATATCTGTAATAATACCAAGTTTTTTAACTTTTGTTGGAGGTGAAATATAAATTGGAGCAGTAAAGCCAATAGTAGCAACATCAATTTCGTCATTTGTGCCCATCGGTATTGTTCTACTGCTAAAATTAATATCTTCTAAATAAAGATATGTTAAACTTGTCCAATCAACATAGTTGTCGTTGGTTTGGAATTCCATGTCTGGATTGAACAACATAAAAATTTGTTCAAGTATTTGTAACTTTTGTTCAGTGCTTGTACTCCACACATCAATGTTAACTGCTAGTGTATATGGAGTAGGATGCAGTCTTTCTACTGTATAACCTTTTGCCTGTTGTGCAAGATAGCTGCTGGTATTTTCGTCAAATTCTTTTTCACGTAAATTAATTTTACTGATATAACTGCTGTCACTTAATCTTGCTCTGTCCATTTGCAGACTGGTTACATACACACTGATACGTGGCGCACTTGGTAGTTTGTTTTCAGAATTTTCTTTGATGATACTACCAACTTGTCTTGTCATATCCCCGTACATGCAAGGCACACGTCTAATATCGCCATCGCCATCTTGATAACTAAAATTACTAAACACTCTAACTATTTGTGTCAAGTATCTGCGTATTTGTCCGTCATAAAAAAACTGCATCAGTTAGTCGCCTTTGCTCTTAGTGCTTTGCTCAGTGCTTGTCTTTCAACAACGTCTTCACCACCAATGTTATTTACAGTTGTGTTGTTAATGAATGTGCCTTTTAGAGTATCTTTGTTATCATCCGGTGTCATTGAAGTACGTACAGCATCTTCTACTTTGCGCCAACTGTTTCCGTCATATCTAAACAATCTATTTGGCGATAAATCAGTTCTTAAAAAGTATGCTCCTAAATTAGATCCAGCTGGAAAACCTGTGCCTGCACCGAATGGAGCCCCGTTGGGCGGAATACCATCTCCTACCAAGTAACCTTGATAACCGTTACCATCCGGTGTAACAAAAACTGTATCCGAAGTAATTGTTCCGTCAACTAACAAGTCTTGATAATCACTTGATACAATATTTACTTCGCCGTTTTCTTTTAAACTTAGTGTATAAAATTGTATAGTGCTGTAACCACTTTGATTTGCATACTCTTCTGCTTGTGCTATAATTGCATCATTGATTTCTAATTCTTTACTGTATGTGCTAAGTGCATCTCTAAGTGTAGTACCCGCTTCGTCACCGGTTGGTAAATCTAAAATGTCTTTGTATTCTTGTGAATCTAGTATTTGTTTACATCTAACACGATACAAATGCGGATACCAAGTTTGACTAAAGCCCTCTGCTGCTCTAGTTACTTCATCTACTACATAATATCGTTTTAAAGCTACTTCTAAATCATTAGCAGCATATTCATCTACCAAGTGAGGCAATTCAAAAACATCACCTGGCATGATTTTTCTACCTATTGTTTTTACACTGCTGTTTATGTGGATTGTCATAAAAATTGTATCGTTTTGTAAGAACAAACCAAACTGACTTAAATCAAAGTCTTGATCTTGTACATTGTAATGTCCACGTACACTGTAAATGTCTGGATCGTATTTTCTATCACGGTTTTCCAAAAACAGCAAATCTTGTATGTTTGTTTCGTCTACAACATTATATGCAGGTTGTTCAGGAGTTGCATCATCCTCTGACACTGTTTTAGGACCTAAGTATTTGTGTATTAACAAATCTGTTCCACCAACAGTGAATTGTTCATAGACAATTTTATCTAAGAAATCATAGTCGTGTGACCTTTCCGGTCTATATAAACTTAAACGTGGCATACAGTATTTACCTGATAAATACTATTGGAGAACAAGATGGCAGACAGTAACCTAACAACACAAAAACAACAAATCTTTGATTATGTGAATGCATTCCTTGGTGGAGGAATGGTTGACGTTGAACTTGATCCAATACACTACGAGACTGCACTTACAAAGGCTTTAACCAAGTACAGACAACGTAGCGAAAACAGTGTTGAAGAAAGCTATGTCACTATCAAATTTAATCAAGACCAAAACGTTTATGAATTACCGCAGGAAATTATTGAAGTACGTAAAATTTATAGACGTAGCGTCGGTAGTAGGTTAGGTGGTAGTGCAGATGGCGGTAGTTTGTTTGAACCATTTAACCTAGCATACACAAATACATATTTGTTAGCAGGTAGTGGTATTGGTGGTCTTGCAACTTATGATTTCTTTGCACAACAACAAGAATTAGTAGGACGTATGTTTGGTAGTTTTATCGAATTCAAATGGAATCCAACAACTAGTAAATTAACTATTTTACAACGTCCGAGGGCAGAAGAAGAAGCACTGTTGTATTGCTATAATTATCGTCCTGATATGCAGTTATTATCAGACTATAAAGCAAGTCAATGGATAAAAGATTACACACTAGCAAGTTGTAAATACATGCTAGGTGAGGCACGTAG